TTCAATATCAGCCTTTTCAATTTCATGTTGCTTCTTTGCAACTTCAGCAGCTTCGAGAGCCTTCAGAACTGGGGCGGGAATGTCCGACTTAACGACCAATTCGCCACCAACTTCAATAGTCTCGACTTCTGCTTTCTTTTCAATTACGTCAGATTTAATGACATAACCAGCTTCAATCAGGCTCTTGCTCAAACGCTCGTTTTCAGCTTTAGCAAGTTCAAGGTCAGCCTTCAAAGTTTCGATTTCAGAAACGGTTTCATCTGACTTCTTCATATCAGCCCCGCAAGCCTTCATGGCCTCATCTTCAGAGCAGTTATTAGCAGTCATGTAAGCCTTAACCTTGGCTTTCATTTTAGCATCCATTTTCTCAATATCCTCTTGAGAGTTGTCGCGCTTAAAGAGTGAAACCATTGCCTGTGCATTAGCTGGACGGTCAACAAGGGAAAGTTCTTCAAGCTGCAAGTTTTTCAGGAGATTTGGCAATTAGATTTCCTCCTTATTGGCTCGACCACCGATACTGAAGGCCGAAAGTTCACCACTCTTGACCATAGCCCAGACAGCATCATCATACACTTTGTAAGCGACGACCCATCCTTCACGGTCAGACTGGATACCTAGAGCGTCACAGATTTCTTTTGTGACAGGGAGCGAGTGTACAACGACACCAACTTGTTCCCCAGTGTGCATCGCTTTGCCTACGCGCACATACTCCATAAAATTATTGACTGCCTTTACCAAAGTATCGGCTTCAATTACATCGCCCTGACGATCAACAACAGGTACACCCTTTTCGGTTACCACTGAGGCCCAACCATAGACCATTCGCTGTTCGTCATCGACCTTAAGGATTTTACCCTCTAGGTTGCTATCTATTTTTGTCATCTCACTCACTGATGTATCTGCTTCCCACATACGACAGGACCAATAACGAGCAGAGGTCTTATCTGAGGCAGTGTCGCAGGACATCCGAGAACGGAAGTTGGCACGAGCCTGTGGGTCATCCCTACGAATTTCCATGTTAGGATCACCGAAAGCTACACGCTTTACTTTGTCGCCATCCTGAACGAAGACTTCAAACTTTTTGTTGCCACCTTGGATACGGCGAGGCTTATTCAGAGTAACAGTTTCACCCTGATAGTCAGCCTTGTCGATGGTATCCATAGCTAGGACTTCTTGGACGATGGCCCGTAGAGCCTCTAGGCGGGGGTCTACAGCCTCGCTATCCATTTCCTCACCATCGTCTACCTCATCCTCAGAGTCATCCTCTGTGGGCAATCCAGCGATCTCTGCGTAGTAGTCTAAGTAATCCTCGTGACTAGCGGCTGGCATATAGACAGCTTGACCATCATAGTCTGATACGTGGATGATACCACCAAGACCTAGTTCCCTAGAACGCGAGGCAGCTTCAGCAGCAGTGGTAAAGATGTCGTTAGCATACTGTGCTTTGAGGACACTAAACTTCTTCACAGTAGACCAAGCACCAGCCATAGCTGCACCCTCAGAACGACCTTCAGCAATCATGCTGTTGAATACGTGCATCCACTGACGCAGTTTCTTAGGGTCTTTGATTTTGTCTCTAACCGCTTTGGGAAGACTTGCAGTAGTTGCATATACTTTGTTAATAGTTGACAACTTATGTCCTACCATCTGACCAGTAGGCTTACCTTTGTCGTCCACAATCTCAATACGAGCAGCGGGTTCTTCTTCTGAACCTGTGATCTTTACTGGAATATTAGGGACAGTTCCCTCACGGACTATTTCACGGATGATACCACGAGCAGTCCCGCCAGAAGAGTTCCAAGATACTTTTTGACCGACTTTCATTATGGTTCGCCCTGAATTGTGTTTTTGACTAAGTAGCCTTCAATAACCATACCAACAGCAGAAGTATTCGTATTAGTGCGAGAGCGCCACTGTAGGCTTGTTTTTTCTGCATACTTAAATGGACCAACTCTCATAGCTTCATAAACCTGAAAGTAAGGTGCTTGCAAAACTGAATAGCTGACTGTGTTAGAGGCTTGCACACTATAGATATTAAAGTTGTTAGACCCGCCACTTTGTTGTGCATAACTATTGACACGGGTTAGGTAGAAACTATAACCATTAGGGACGGTATATTGAGACATCTGAGTTTGACCAATAGACGGAAGAATCTTAGCGTAAGTAATTCCGTTGTGGGTAACAGTGATGGTTCCTATGTTAGTAAGTTGCCCAGAAGCAGCAGAAATCAATCTAACATTGTTGATGTGCAAGAAAGCATTTGTTGTTGTAACAGAAGTGGTCCCACTGAGAGTAACTACCTCTGTGATAGCATCATGGTTTGCATCAAGGCCACTAATTAGAACTTGTGCAGTTCCTGTATCTGTAGCACTTGTGCTAACGACAGACATAGTAACTGCTGATGTGGGGAACACATAAGGAGCAGCATTCTCCCAGATACAAATGTCAGAAGTTCCAACAGTGGATTGATACCCAAAGATGTTTAGGACTGAGTATCCATTGACTTCACCCTTAGCGATGGCTAGAGGATCGTGTTCGTACAGATGTCTAGCCCACGTTGTCATTAGGATTACTCACCAGATCAGGGTTGTATTCAATCTCAGCAATAGACATGAGGTCTTTGATGACTTCTGGGTGAGACGACACATCAATCCCTGCACCATTAAGGTTACGAAGGAACGAAGCAATCTCACGAAGATCATGGGGTGCAACGTCACCAGCTACGATAGTTGGCATCAGGTCATAATTCAGACCGTTTATCTGCCAAAGGCTTTCTACTAGCTGTTTGTTGAGAACATCTACGACTGCTTGGATATAACTCTCAAGAGCGCGTAGGAACAAGTCCGTCTTAGACTTAGACAGTGCGTAAGAACCACCAGAGGTTCCTAGCAGCAAGAACTCAGACAACACTGAACGAGCAATGTCATGCTGATAACGACTAATGATTGGGTTGATGTCGATATTACGAGTACCGCTTGAAGACATTAGTTCTACGTCAACCAAACGAATGTTAGTTGGCGCACCATCTTTATCTGGGTAGGTGTCGCTAGGCAGGATGATGTAACCCTGTTCGTTGAACTTAACATCACGAAGGATTGTCTGTAGGCCACCAACAAAACTAGCTTGTGCCACAGAAGCATCAGCGGCAAGATATTCAGCAGGAATACGAGCAACTGGAATACCAGCAAGTTCACGTTCCACAGCAATAGCTTCGATAGCCTGTAGGTTATTCAGGTATTCGTAAGACGTATAAGCGTTACGAAGAATAGAACGACCAGAAGGGTCACCATTAAGGCTAGTGGTGCGATAGTAGACTGACTTGTTCAATGGGATGTAGTTGCTACCATTGATGTGGGACACGCTCTGTTGGATACCAAGAACATCACCAGTAATAGGGTCAACATCGAACTTATTGATAGTCCAAGGCGCACGAGAAGCAATCTTACGAATACCCATACGACCATCAGTATATTTAGAACGCTTCTTGTCGAGACGCTCATTAGGACCAACACGGCGCTTGTAGACAACCTCAAACCAAGCAAAGCCATACGACAAAAAGGATAGGGCTTCTGCAACATGGTCGTCTAGGGTGTGATCCATATCATGCAAGACACTCTTGACAAACTCAGCTTCGGCCTTAGCTTCAGGGGTCTCATTAGCAGCTTTAACGTCTAGGTTCACATCACGTAGGATTTGTTCAACTGCATACATAACAGCGCCAATGGTGCTATCATTGTCTCGCATTTCCCGATACTTACGGATAGCTTTCCTACCACGAAGTTCAGGCAAGAACTCATCAGCACGAATCTGACCATTACGAGTGTTATCACCAGCAACCCCAAGGGTAGACTTAGCTTTTGCTTCTGAAAGGTTATCAGCCATAGTTAGGGTTTCCATATTTATCTATTAAGAGGAAAGCCCCTTAGAACTACTATATACGAGGGCTAGGTGAGGTTTGGCATACCCATTAAGGCAGAGGTCAGTCAATGCCCACACAAGGGCGTCTAGCCTATCAGGAGAGCCTATACTGCCTAATGGTTCCCATGTACGCATTTGGGTTTCAAGCTCATTAAGACTTGACCCATCAGTGGGGTTAGCTACATGCTTAACTAGGTTACGTTCATACAAAGCTGAAATAGGTTCAGCACGAGCATACTTACCACGAGAGGCTCTAACTGCACGATAGGAAACAGATTCGTCTTCACCATGAATGGTAGTCTTAACCATGTCACCGCCTTGGTTTACTTCGGCTACAATACGATCAGCTTGAAACTGATGATACAATTGAATAGCCTTAGAGGCCCAACCTTGTGGGGAAAGTCTGTCTGTGTAGTCCCCAAGAACGTATGCTACTCCATTAACATCAATACCAGCAACGACAATACCTGTCATGTCACTCTCAGCATTAGATGTAACAGCAGGGTCAAGGGCAACGACAATCCTGATAAGGTCAGGGACATCTTCTTGCTTAACTGAACAGCTATCAAGCATATCAGT